CCCGCCATTTATTATTTTCAAGCCCTTTGGCGAGTATGTCAAAGGGCTTTTTGTATGAAAATGAAAGACTTCCGTTGTTGAAAGTGCAGTTCAAAAGTACCTGATCGAGCAGTTTTCGTCTTTCATAGTGATTTTGACGCAAGTATAGAAAATATGCTTTGTTAGCGAGTTCAAGAATTTGTACTCCGGTTCTATAGTAGTTCATGTTCGCATTGTCGTGTCGGCTGATTTGGTGCCTGCAGCTGCGGATTTCATCCTCCCATTGCTGACAGCGACGAAGCCAGTAATCCTCGGAGATTTTGCCTTCCAGTTTATCGTTGTAGGCTTTATCCAATAAATCCTGAAGTTGCTTTATCCGTTTTTCCAGTCTGTCGACCGATTCAGAATGATATTGTTTTTTCTCCTGCTGGCTGGATTTGAGAGCTTCGAGGATATAGCCGACGGTTGCTTCATCGATCTGGATTCCCTTAAGAACATCGCCCAGGAGGTCTCCAAGTTTTTCCTCACGCACGTAGGAATTTCCGCATTTTCCCTTGAAGCCGGTACAGCGATAGTAAATGTATTTTTCCTTATGGATTTCAGGAGTCATCTTGCATCCGCAGCGCCCGCACCTGATAAGACCTTTATAAGCAGTCAAACGCCGACTCTGCACAGGGTAGTTGTGCCCGTCCAGTTGGGCTTGAACCTTTTCAAACAGCGACCGCTCGATTATCGGCTCGTGATTGCCCTCATAGGTCTTTCCCTTCCATCTGAACTCGCCAAAGTAAATAGGATTTCTCAGTATTCGATGGATTCCAGCTTTGTTGATTGGTTTGCCTGATCGGGGGTGGCGGAAGTTTTCAGCTTTGGCCCAGTTACAGATAGCCTGAAGGGAGAATTCACCGCTGGCGTATTTCTCGAAAATCTGGCGGATCAGGGGGGCACGGTCGGGATCGATTTTGATAAGATGAGTCTGGCGGTCGTTGAGATAGCCGACAGGGGCTACGGATGGCCAGTTGCCCTGCTCGGCTTTCTCAGTCATGCCTTTTCTGACCTCTTCGGAGAGGTTGTCGAGGTAATTCCGAGCCATCAAAAGCCGGATACCGTGCATGAACTTCTCAGAGGAATGAGAATCCTTCGATAAGACTGCACCTTCCTTTACAAAATGCATTTCAATATCAAATTGATCCAAGCTGACATAGTCTTTCAGATTTCTGTAAAGTCGATCGGTTTTCTCCACAAGCAGAATCCGGCAGGGTTGTTTTCTGCGGCTCAGCTCTTTCCTGAAAAAATCCAGCATGGCATTAAACCCAGTTCGGCCTGGATTCTTGGCTGACTCGATGTCTACGAACTGCTGGACAATCAGTAGTTTGTTTTGATCGGCATAAGCCTTGAGCAATTTTAGTTGAGCAGGGATGGAAAAGCCCTCGCAGCTTTGTTCTTGGGATGAAACGCGAGCATAGAGCACGGCTTTGGAACTGGATTCTGATTCTTGTTTGTTCTGCGAGCTTTGTTTCATTTGGATCATTTGCCATTCCTTGATGAAAGTTTTTAGCGGCCCTTCAAATGGTGTATATATATTTATGTTACAATCAATTACACTGATAGTCAAGCAAGTTATGAAGGTGGTTTTTCAAGCCTATACCCTGTTCCAAATAAGGTGGAAATTTGAACTTACACAATGTGCAAAAGTAGCCTGTTTTATCATCTGTTCAGTGTTTCTGTCTGCGAAATATTTCGTAGGGCTCCATTTTTCCTTTTTCCAACTCAATTTTCAGTCGCGTTCTCGCGGCTGGGCTCATCCCAAAGGAAGCCAATATTCTGCCAGCAATACTCCAGGCAGTGTCACGGGCTGCAGCCACGGGGCTTCTCTGCACAATATAACGGTCAACCTCCTTTGTGACCGATTTTCCTGTTTCAGGATCGACATAGGTTTTTGTTTCTTTCCCATTTTTAACTTTGATAAAAATCCCGGTCTTTTTAGCCTGATCAGAAAGTTTACGGTATTCAAGGAAGTATTCGCAGAAAACAGCCAGAGCGAGATCGTCAACCTCGGTCAGCACTCCCATGTCGTAGAGCTTTCTTGACACCGCATCCCAAATTTCCCCCTCTTTCTTGTTCAGGAAGGAGGGGCATTCCGGGATGGTTCTCAGCGGCTGCGGCTCCCGGTCGTTGATCGGCCTGCGGCCTGGATTTCCCTTGAGCAGTTTCAGTTTCGTTGGTGTTGGAGGTCTGCCTTTCATCGTTCATCCTCCTCCCTCGAAGGGGGGGTGTTATTTTTGCGACTTAAGGAAATTTACTGGGCGCCCGGTCTGGAGAGCCTCAGTCCGGCGTGATTTTACCCCCTATCCCCTAATGTCTTTCACTCCGGACTTTTCTATTTCATGACGCCATGACGTCACATGACGTCAAAATCGGTAAAGTCCTATATGAGAAATTTTTCTAAGAAGTTTATGGAAAGTGACGACATGTGGCGTCATGGCGTCATGGTTTTGAGTTCGATTCCTTCCCAATATCTACCCTGCCAATCCCTGCCAGGCTTACATCCTCTGCTTTCCAATAGTGATGAAAAGGTTCTTGGATGAATTGTTTCTTCCTCATTGACCTCGCACCATTCTTTGTAAGCTTTCTTCAGATCACAGGTTTTAATCCTGGCCGTAGAGGAAAGAATGCACCTGTCTTCAATAAAACCGCCTATCGCGTCCTCTGCTGTACGGTATTCAGTTGTGGCAGCCAATACCTCATCGGGTTCATTCAAACCTTTGTCGATCCATTCACGACACCCTTCCAAAGCCCAATTCAGGATTCCCGGCAACTCTCCTTTCAGCTTCTCTAAAAGCTTTGAATCCTGTTCTTCTTTCGGTATGGTTACTTCAAATGGAATCAGCCTGACCCTGCGCCAAATTCCGTTATCTGTGTCCCTGATCCTGGGCTTGTGGTTTGTGGCAAGAAACAGTTTAAATTCAGGGCGGAACTCGAAATACTCGCCGTAAAGAAACCTTGCCCGGATTGCCTCACCACCGGTGATCTGCTTTATGAGTGCTTCGTTGAGCGAACGGCTTGCTCCGGCCTCGCTTGCGCACACTACGCGAGCGCCTTTCAGCGCAGCGAGATCGTTAGATGCTCCCCCATCATTCTTTTTCGCCAGGAAAGTACTGAAATCCGCCTGCTGTGAATAATCTCCTGTCAATGCCCGGATTGTCTCAAGAAAAGTGCTTTTTCCGTTTGATCCGGTTCCCCACAAGAGGAAAAAGCATTGCTCAGAGGTATCTCCGGTCAATGAGTAGCCGACAATACGCCTGCAATACTCTATCAGAGCTAATTTTCCTTTAAAGATCCGGTCGAGAAACATCTTCCAGGTTGGGCAATCAGACGTTGGCTCGTAAGATGCTGGGATTATCTTTGAAATCAAGTTGTCACTTCTGTGGGGAAGCAACTCACCGGTTTTCAGATTGATTGTCCCATTCTGGAGGTTAAAAAGATACGGATCCAAATCCAGGTCATTCGGCATTATAGGAACTTCCATTCTGGCAAGCGAGATCATAGCCTTAATTCGAGATTCCGCCTCTGAACGTCCTGCATGTCTGTATATTTCTTTTGCCTTTTCAGAACCATGATCCGATTTTACTTCTTTGCAAATAAGCCGAACGGTTTTTTTGGCCATGCGCTCGATCTCGCCGCTTTCATCTATCCGCCACTGCTTGCCTGTCCAACTAAGCCACTTACCCCAGGGATAGCAGAACCTGATATTCTGGCCGTGATAATGAATGAGGCGTTCAGAATTCCCCAGGTCAGTCGGTTGGAAACAAGAAGTATTGCTTGATAATAAGGTCGTACTTCCTTTTTCCTGAGGTTTCCAAGGCGGTGCAGATTCGATCATAATGCATAAGCACTCGAAAGCGGCTTCTTTGTTCGGCTGGCGGGCTATGAAATCTGATACGTCCTCTTTTTCAGCAATGTCTGGGAGTAGAAGTATCTTCACGCTGGCAGCTATCCCCTGAAGCGCCTCACCTACTGAATCCATGAACTGCCTGCCGGGCCGATCATTGTCAGGGCAAAGCACCACGCTTTTCCCTCGAAGATATTCCGAATACTTAGCCCTCCATTTGCCTTTTCCTGCTCCCATCGGCGAAGTTGTAGCAGTGAATCCCAGGTCAAAAAGGTTGTCAGCGTCTTTTTCCCCTTCAACAACGATGATTTCTTGAGCCTTGAGTACTTCCGGCAGCCTATAAATAACTGGCGCGATCCCTTTCAGGTTCCAAACCCAGCGATCTTTGCCGTCAGGTCGTCGCTGCTTGAAATCTTTTGGCTCGTACCGGCAAACTTGGTAAAGCAGGCGACCCATGGCATCTTTGTAATCATAAGTTTTTACTATTTTCTGTCTTTGCTCTTTAACCAAGATTCCGAAATCTTTTGCGATCCCCTGAATTATCTTTGGAAATTCTAGCCGGATGTCGAGGTGGTTCTTCATTCCATAGAAATTAAAAATATCGCCTTTCGCTCCGCATCCGTGGCAGTAGAAGGTACCCGACTGGTTATTAAAACATAAAGAAGGCTGAGAATCATTATGGAACGGACAAGTGGCTTTGCCCTCAGAACCGTAATATAACTTGGCATCACTCAGGTATTTCCTGAAGAAACGCTTGTAGTTTCCTCTGAAATATCGTTCAATGATTTCTTTGGTCACCGTGGAGTCCCCAGAAGAGAGCCTATCAATCCATAGTTGTTCCGTAAAAAGCATAGAATTTCATAAATCGATCTACTCATTTGTAGCTCGTTTGTTGGCAGTTAAATCTTTTTGTAATGCGTGTACGTATTGAGGAGTATTGTCTTCAGTGGTTGTGGCTTGCCACTCTGAAAGGATCTGAAAGAACCCAGAAATGTTCTGGATTATCTGGCGGGCGTCCTCGCGGTCAAGAGTCATGGATGTACGGCTCTGCCAAAACTCAATTGTCCGGTCTATAAATTTTTCTCTGTTCTCTCGCATAAGCGATCCCGAAATCCAGGCCAGATTTTTAGATAGGATTGTTATGGCCTCTGCTCAGGAATCCCGCTTATCACGAGAGACCTTGCTACCTTAGCAAACTCAAAAAACCGGCAGTCAGTCTTACTTAAAGACTTCTTTATCCTTACTTTTGTTATTTCCGCCGCCTATAGTTCTGGCACTTGATTGTATCAGCTCGAACCCGAGGATTCCTGTCGGAACGAAATCGTACTCGACTAAAGCCTCTCCTTTTTTTATCCTTATAAGTGGAGCTGGATAAGCCAGAGAAGCTACCTCCAGCTTTTTATCCAACATGGAAAAAGCTTTCTCCAGGGGTTTGAGCAGTTGCACTACTACATGCGCTCTGCCTGACGCCGGTTTATAGCTGAGCAGATGGCCCACTAAAAAATCTGGAACGATCTCCAGATTGATCCCATCGAACCAAAGGATGGGGTTGTAACCAGCGTCAAAAAGATTCAGCGCCAGATCAAGGCCCTTTTGTTGCTTGAATCTTGTAACTATGGCATCTCTTATGCTCCTTTCAGTAATTAGTGGTCTCAATTCTTCTAGAATAAAAGAAACAAATATATCTAACAAGCTAACCTTCCTACCGCTTCTCAGCTTAATCGATTTTTTCTCCAGCTCATCAGTTATAAAAGGCTCCTTGCTATCCTCCTCAAATTCTTCTCTGGTTTTTTCCAGGTCTAAAAGCATCGTTGCTTCACGGACTGTGTAACCCTGCCTGCGCATCCTAACAATCCCGATACACCGTTCGAGCACCCAGTCCGGCCAGTAACCCATTTTACCACGTCCCGAAGGGTGGGTACGTACTAAAGGAGGCGGTATAAATCCCTGCTTGTGCCAACGGGTGAGAGTTATTCCGCTTTTA